GCGTCAGCCGTAGAGGCTCCGGAGGTGATAACCAGCCGGACATATCGTCGGACGTTTGACGGCGCTCGCCATCGGAAGGATGCGGCCGCTGCTCCGGCTCCACCGGCTCCGGTCTGCACAATCACAGAGTTCGCCACGTCGGCAAAGCTCGAATTGTCGGCCGAGTCCTGAAGCTTGTAGGTGAAGGTTCGCGTATCCGGTGCCATCGTCGAATTGACGGCGGGAGCCGAAACCAGAAATTCGTGTTCGGCATGAAATTTGTCGGAGCTGCCTTGGCCGAGGTCGATGGAAGCTGAGTTAACGGTCGAAGATGCCGACGCAGGCAACGCTCGTGAAACGTTCAACAGGGCGTCTTCTTGGGAATGGCTCATTTGAATGGTGGGGCTGATGGTGTTAAAAAGTAAAATGGAGGTTGGCTACCAGGCCGCCAACCAGGGCACGTCGCATCAAAAAAAGGTAGGAGCCTCGCTAGACTGTCTAGGCAATCGCCTCAGTGTCGAGAATCGAGTCGGTTGCGATGATCGGAATGTTCTGGTAGTCGGTCGGCGTTGGAGCCTCTTTTCCGGTGTCATTGGTTGCGGTTCGGCTGGAACGCAGTTGTTCAAGCGATCGGCGGCTCATGAACAGCGCATCAAAGCCATAGCCAACCGGGCATTTTGAAACCAGGCTTCCGAGTAATGCGTCGTTCAGGGTCTTTCCAGCCTGAGCAGTCAGATTCTTGATCCGTCCGCAAGCAAAAACATTGCCAACTTGGACGCCAACATGTGCCAAGATTTCCTGCACGTAGGCGGACAGTCGTTTGTTGTTGGTGCCCAGAATTGACTCAATTCGGACGTCGGTTAGATCCAACGAACCGTTTTGGCCAAGTATCCATTGAACTTTACGCGGGCCGAACGACACGCCCCACACCGACGAGCCAGTGCCGGCTGTTGTACCAGTAGCATCGACTACCATCGCATTGGTCACCGAGTCAATAAGTCCTGGGTGTCCGGCAGCATCGCCTCCGTTATCGCGGCCGTAGTAGAATTGCTTTCCGAGCGCCATGAAGGCCGCTGCGGTCACTGCTTCGGCTTCTTCAGCGATGTAGGCTTCGGGGCCATCCTCGTTGGAATTCGCAACTGCCTGGTCGCATTCCCAGCGCGGGTTGAGAATGAAGCACTCGACTAGGCGATTGATGTAACTCGACGCGGAAGCATCGACGCCATTATTGGCCGAGCGGAAGCCAGCAGTTGGCAGGGCGGTTCGAACTCTGGTCTTGTACTGGGTGCCCTTAATTGTGCGGGCGGCACCGACGTTGGCGACTTGGATCAGTTTTCCACCGATCATGGTCATGCCGGTCAATTCCGGGACCATGCGAGAGGCTTCGTCAATGAGGCCGACGGCTGGGTCAGAGGCGTTGCGTTTTGCGACGTCGAGTAATGTGGGTAGTGGCATTTGAGGAGGTCTGAAAAGGAGGAGGTAAAGTGAATCGAAAAGTGGGCTGGGGTAAGGAGCGGCCCCCAGCCCGAATCTCGCGGGTTAGTGCGAGAGGGGTAGGAAGTGGATCTAGTTTTTGCTAGGCACCGGCAGTTTCAAGCCGGACGCAAATTTGGACATGTTGTCGCCCAGGTGAGCGAATTCGTTGGGCTGCTGGGACGGCGGAGCGTCCGGCGAGCTCAGGGTCAGCGGCTTGTCCGATCCTCGGTCGATCGAGCTCAGTTTTTGCTTGAGGGCTTCGATCTCTTTGTCCTTTGCGGCCAGCCTTTCCTGGAGCGTTCCAACAAACTTGGTTTGAGCGTCGGAAAATTTGAGGCCTTCGGAGTACCAGTTGGCTCCGTTCTCGGCTCCGAAAGCAGAAACGAACTTTTTCAATTCCGCCCGTGGGTCGTCGGCCTGTTTCTCGGTGAGCTGAGTTGGCACCGTTTCGTTTGTTGCGTTTGTGGTCAACTGAGTTTCAGCCGGCTTGTTGTCGGTCAGTTGTGTTGATTCAGCCGGTTGAGTTGCGGCGGGTTTCGTCGCTTTGGTCATGGAGGTCTCCAGTGAAAAGGTGTCGACGGGAACCTGATCGCCGTCTGAAAATTTGGATTGAGTGCGATGGTCGGCGCCATAAAGGCAGACGGCCATTCCCCGCAGTGCCCATTGCCGAACGATGATCGCCGGGCCTTCGACATCGAAGCCGTTGACTTTTGCGGAGAAGCCTTCTGGAACTTGCTCGATTCGTTCGGCCCGGAAAAAAATCGATGCTTGGTATGGGACGCCGGCAGCCGACTTTTTCATCAGCTTGGCCGCGCGGTCGGTGGGTTCGATCGAGACCAAGTCGCCTTCCACAAACAGGCCTTTTTTGTCGGCCTTGAATTTGTTCAGGTAGCCAATTCCCTCCTCCCAGGTTGCGTCGTGGCACCAGTCGACAGGCACCGTTGGGTGGTCTGTCGAAAACCCTTCCATGTCATGGATGATTTTTCCCCAGTACCAATGGAAGATGGGTTCCGCACTTCGGCCCAACATTTTGATTGGAGCTTTGGTTCCGTCAGCCGAGGCCTCGCCGGCAGCAAATTCAAACGCTCCTGTTTCTAGCCGAAACGCGGATTGCGGAATTGACTTGGTTTCTGGGCTGAATTTTTCGGCTATTGTTGGGGGCATGGTTTGCTTAGGGCATGGTTTGCAAAAGTGCACATCATTTGTCGCTGTCCTCGTGGACGTTGAGTTCGATCGTTTGTGGCAGGAAACTGAGCGGGACGCCTTTTTCCTGTGCGTAAACAATCGCTTCGGAGATCCGGTCGACATTGTCGTACCAGTCGCCTCGGCCGCGTTCCTTGACGATTCGCTGCGGGTTGTCGAGTCCTGCGCCGATCGCCAAAAGATCGCCGTTGATTTCTTTCGCCGGATCCCACCAGGGCATGCCGGTCGGAACCCATTCCCACCACAGATCCCCCAGGGTCATTCCCCGAGGCAGGGTGAGCTCGCCGTCCAGGATTGCCAGCGTCAGTCGCCAGTAAGTCAGCTCGTCGAGCAGCTCCTCGAGGTCGGCAGTTTTGGATTTGCAACTTCGCTGGTAGTGCAGCCAGGCGGCGCGACTTCCAAAAAAGTTGGTAAATGATTCGTTGTAAAAGCTGAAGGGGATGTCCAAGGCCTTCAGGGCAACTTGAATCACCAGTTCGCTGAATTGTTGAAACGCAGTGCTGGGATGGTTGTCCTGCAGGAACTCGGCACGCTCGCCGGGGTCGAGTTCCAGCTTGACTGGCCCACGACCAAAGTCGACTTCGTATTTGCTTTTGTCTGCCGGCTCGTCGTCCTCGTTTCCGGTGTAGGTCGTCTGCCCCAAACCATCGGTCGAGTCCGTGTAGAAAATCATGGCGAAGTACTGCGAGACTTTTGCCTTCAGCAGTGCCAGGTCGAAATTCTCGTACACATCTCTCAGCGGATTGAGCGCACAGGCCAGTGGCGAAATGCCTCGCACCTGGTCAAACCGGTCGAAGTACCCGAGCAGCTCCATCCGTGAGGACGGAATCGTGGTCTCAAACTTCAGCCCGTTCTTAGTCCGTTTCCAGATCGCATAAGCTCGAGCCCGGCCTCCCTCATCCAGTCGAACCCCGTGCGTCCATTCCTCGCTGGCCATTTGGCCGGCAGGGTTGGCAATGCGGTCTGATTCGATCCCTTGGAGGTGTCCAGACGAAAGCTTGTGAAATCCGACGTCGCCGTCAACCACCCTGCGGATCTCGGCCAGTCGAATGAACCGAGCGCGGCTGTGCCGAGCCGCCCGGTCAAAATTCCAGCGTTTCGACCACTTTTCGACGAACAGTTCGACCTCAGTGTTGAAGGCCTTGTCTGGCGTGCGGCAGTGGAAGTCGAACGAAGTGGTGTAGTCCAGGTGTCGCCGGATCATCCAGCTCGCAATCGAAAAGTTGCGAACCAGGTCTCTGGCGTTGCTGGTCAGTTTCTTACGCTTCGACGAATCGAGGATCTGATCCTCGGACGTCGAGTGTTGCGGGGCAGTCTTTCGTTTGCCACGTGCTTCAGTTGCGTCGTATCCAAACCTAACCGACGACTCCGGGCCCGGCGCGGGAACGGAGAACCGTGCGTCGGTGGGAAGAGTGGCAAATGCCAGTTGGCTCATGG